TGAGCTCTGTCGCGTCAGCATCATCTACAGACACCATGAGCCAGTACGTCTCGTTCGGTTCAATCAAACTGATTAAAGCCATTGTGGCGTCTCCTTTTCTGTGTTATGGTTAGTAACTAGCGACCGTGTTTGTCAATGTGACGCGAAGCGCGTAACTTGATGCCACATTGTATTCTCCCGAAGCCTGGAAATCGACACCGATGCGGTTCGGACCGCCGATCTGCGCCGGGAAAGTGGTATACAGCAGGCTCGGCACATCGACCGTCATCGACGGACCTGATGACACAGCCGGTGCAAGACTCAACAGCAACCGACGCTGGGTCTGCGCTTTGAATGCGGCAAACTCCGTCAAATCCTGAAAGTCCACGCGACCATTTACCCTCACGGTCGTAGGGCCACTGCGAACAAACCGATTCACTCGGGTCGTGGCATCCAACATGACCACACCTTCGACGGGTTGCTCTATCACGATTGTCAGGTTCTCGATGAAATCAACAGCCGTGCCGCCAATAGACACCGACGCCACATTCCACGCCCAGGGGGTGGGTTCTGTGAATGTGGCGGTGGACGCAGCCATGATGGAGTTTGTCCGAGCCATGACACCTACTTTGACATTGACCAAAGCATTGCCTTGCACGGTAAGCTCTAGGCGAGTAAACAATGCGTCGGTGTATTGGAACGATGATGTCACATCCCGATGCACTTGGATGGTATACGGAGGCAACATGGCCTTAGAGTCGAACTTCGCATTGCGTGGAATGAATTCGTGGGTGAAATCATTGAACGCCGCGACAGAGGTAGCCACAGTCGATGATTGCCCAAAGACACCTCGGAGAAGATGCCCCAAATGCAATTGGTGAGGCTCTAGGGAAATGTCCCCGGCATTACGCTCAACGCCAGTTGAAGCGATGCCTTCCGCTGTTCGACCAACGATGCTGCCCCGACGCTGCTGTTCTATGGTCGTCACCAGTGATTCAGAAATGATGGGAATGAAGTTCCAGCTCGCCGTGCTGGTGCCGAAGCTGTTCTGCTTCGAAATTGCCAAAAATCCCAATACGCCTTCAGCCATGTCTCGTTACTCCTTTTTCGTGGGAATGGCGTCAACCTGTGTCAAGCCCATACTTTTCTGTTTTCGAGGTTCCTCGAAAGTGCCAGACTGCCCCTGCTGAACTACCGGCAAAGACGCGAGCCCCCGGTCGATCAAATCTCGCCCCCTTGGATCGTCAATCGTGAACAACCCACCTTGCCGCACCGATCCCACATTCGGAATGGTCATTGTCTCCGGTGAATCCCATCGCAGCTCCATTGTTCCTCCCCTGCTAGGTTGTGGTGGCTTTGACTACGGCTTCTGCGCGAATGCTGCCTCCCGACAGAAATCCGGGAGACGCTTGCGCGGTTTCAAACTCTCCAGCGTCGTCAGCAAGCATCATCATTGTAACCGTCCCACCCAATGTCGGGTTTTTCATCAGCGCGATCTCAACCTTCCCAATGAGATTGTCGCGGGCGGTGTTCGCCGTTTCGATGCTCTCCATGTGGTACTCATAGCACCAGAGCAAGAACGCCACCCGGTAGTCCATGCGCGTCCCGGCCGCGATCGGGCGGCGTTCGATCCGACGCCGCTCCAGGTACACCCCGACCCAGGGACACTGCTCCGGGGACTCCAGGCCATTCCGCTCCACCTCAACGGTGACTCCGGCCAGCGTCGAATCAGCCGTTAAGATCGTCTTGATTTGCTGCTCGATCGCGCTGTAATCGACCCTAGCCACCCGCCGCCTCTTTGAACATATCCTCGATCACAGCTACCGCGATCTCTCCGCCTTTCGCCTGTGAGGGAAGTAAAGGACGCGGAGGCAATCCCGGATGTTTGACTTCCTTAGCAAAAATGAATGATTGCTTATCGCCCCCGACCAGTCCGACCCTTGGGGTTCCGGACTTTCTTTTAGCCGTCACAGTTCGTCCCGCAATCGGTAATGAGAAAAATCGTAACGCCAACTTATTTCGTGGTCGGATGATGTACGGTCCCGGCGTTCCATAGTGCTGGTACTTCGCCGGGCTTTCGTCCGGGAACCCGATCACGACATTACGTGAGCTCGGTCTATGTGACACAAGCACCCGCAGTCCACTCAGAGCCTTGGCATCCTTTCCGGCCATACGCTTCCCAAACAGCGTGGACGGGCGCAATGCCTTCCAGGGGTGCTCCAGACCCTGCGCCCGGAAGTTCTTGTCCACCCAGGAAATTACTTGAATGCCGATTCGGTCGTACAGTTTCACCTTGTTTTCCGTCACCCGCATGAACTTTCGCATTCGGTCCTGTATCGGCCCCACCCCAGTGATTTTAATCGTCAACGGTGGTTGTGGCATGGTCGCCTCACACGTCCGCGGCGGCGTCATCAGCCGTTGTTTGCAAGCGTCCTCGGGACGCTCGCTGATCAACTGACTCCTGGAAATCCATTGTAGGATGGTAGTCCTTCGTCGAACTCCATACACTCTGTCCCGGACGCGTCGAAGCGATGACCGTTCCTGCCGAACTCACAAGCGTCATGGACCCGGCAGCGAGCGCGTTAAGAATCGCAGTGGCATCAGTGAAAAACCCCTCGACCCACTCGCTTTTGTTCTCCTGCTCCTGGGAAAAGAACCGCCGCGTTAGCAGACCGAGCGTCAACGTTTCCGCAGCTTCCTTGAGCAGCGGCGGTGATCCCGGAACGGGTACGGTGTACCGTTGCCCCACAATCGCGTCTACACGGGCCTCCGCTCGTGTGATGTAGCTAAACACCGTCGCCGACGTCACCGCCGAGACAGACCCGACGCGAGGATATAGCTCGAATACCCCGGCCACCGTTCCATAGTTAGGCATTCAGGAACCCCCTATCACTCATAGATATTTTCCTTTCCAGATTCCCGTCAAGTCCCTGGTGCCGCTCAACACAAGCCGTTCCAGATCCTCGGCAGAGGCGACCCGTCCGGCGTAGTTCACCTCGTGAGGGGCGCCATCCAATCCTCCGACCTTCAAGACCAACTGAACCTCAAAACCCCTGCCCAACATCTGCAGAGCCTCGTTGTAATACTGCAATCCGTCGGCAGCCATTGCGTGCGTCAACCCGAGGAAGTCCTTGCGGTATGCCTCGACCGCCGCCTCCAAGTAGTGCGCTCCTTCCGGTGTGAGCTGCCCGCCGGTCTGCTCCATTTGGTACCGAGCCAAATGACACCAATCCCGGATCATCAAGAACTTCCCCAACACGCGCTGCGGGTACTTGAGCCGGTCACGGAACATGAGGGGAATATTGCGATTGAACCGCCGCCGTCGAATCGTCTCCGATAAGTAACCTTCGTGCGCGATGTGCACGTCAGAGAGCACAACTGACTGGCCGACAGACTCGTTGATTGCTTTCTCAGGGTGCTCATGCACAAATCCCCACCAGCGAATGCCTGTTGGCGACCCGTCCATGTTAGTCCGACGGAACACCCGCACCGGCAGGTCCGGCTTGAAAGCATTCGGAGGCACCGCCGAGAAGTGGTGCTGGCTGATCCCAAACCCATCGTACATCGACCATCGCAAGTACTTCGGCAACTGGAAACCATCTAACAACTCTTCATCGGCATCGATCCACAGCACCATATCTCCTGTTGTTCGTCGGAGTCCCTCGTTGCGAGCTTCGTCAAACCCTACGTCCAGCGGGTTCAGTCCTGCCGCCGGTTCAATGCCGTGCTGCGCGAGGATGGCTCTCGTGCTGTCCGTCGAGCCGGTATCGTCCACGATGATCTCGTCGCAGTACGGCTCGATGCTCTTGAGGCACCGGTGTAGCATGTTCTCTGCGTCTTTCACGATCATGCAGGCAGATAACGTTGGAGATGGCGCTTGAAGCCACCGCCGCCGAACCAAGTCGATCTTCGCCGAGGGATCGTTAATGCCACTCGGTGCCCAACTGTAGAGTGACCACGTCAGCAGGGAATGGTCATATGCCGACACGCTCCCACCCCCAATGGCGCCTACAAGGAGATCGCGCTTTCCACCAAGCAATTCGCGAGCATCATGGTTGTCAAACACCCAACGCCGCTTTCGTGGTAATCCCCGTACCAGCCGATCTTGATGTGTGCCAGGAGCGGCAAGAATCATGCAAACATGACCACCTTGATTAACAGTCGTTTCCACCCATTGAATATGCTCGACGGGGTCTTCTGAGCAATCCAGGGTTTCAATACCCACCCTGAAATCTACGGGACCAGCATTCATAAAGGTCAATCCGGACGCGACGACGGCTTCCGCAAGATTGGGATCATTGCTTCTTGTGAGACTCCCCACTGTCTTGGCCCCGACTTCCAGAGCCGCCTGTATGACGGCTTGAATGACATGCGCGGGAACGGCGACAGGCTCATCCGGCTCCGCATCAAACACCGCCTTCTGCTGTGTTGGAGTGAGGATAGCCCGATCTTCCTCCGAAAGGGTTTGCAATCCATTCAGATCGCCCAGCCGCCACCATTGGCGAGCGACGCGCTGTCCATTGCGTGAGCGCTGCTCAAGAGAACCCAACAAAAAGTCCCCCCATTCTTCGGCTACACCTTCCCAGGAAAACGCCTTGGCACCATTCCTTCCCGCGTTTGACATGGTCTTGTTCTTGATTTCATCCGTAAGTGTGTTCCAGCACGCCTCCACAAACGCTCCTATGAATTCCTCGGTGGCATCATTGCCTGGATGTGGAACAAGCTGAGCAAATCCTGGAATAAGCCCCGTCGTTTCCGGCAAGGCCCCAAGCGTCGTCCCCACAAACGGAAGGCCGCACGCTGCGGCTTCCA